CCCCGAGATAGCTAACGTCACAACAGTCGTTGTAGATAAGAACAGGTGGGCCGGGGATTGTGGCACAGCCTGTTATCTCAAGTACGATAGGTTCACTGGCCGTATGACCGAATGTGCAAAGCCTGAGTCAATGGTGGTTGTAGATGAGTTCTGAAATCGTAATTGACATTGAGACCGACAGCTTGGACGCCACTGTAATCTGGTGCGTGGTGGCCCAGGATTTGACCACGGAAGTGCAGCACGTATTCACCAATGCGGGTGACTTTGCCCAGTATGTGCAGCAGAACCAAGGCGCAACCCTGTACGCGCACAACGGGGTAAAGTTTGATTACCCTGTGCTAGAAGGCCTGTGGGGTATCTCATGGGACGGTATGACCCTGATGGACACTCTGGTAATGAGCCGCTTGGCGAACCCCAGCAGGGAAGGTGGTCACTCACTGGATAACCTCAGCGGGACCAAGGGCGAGCACAGCGACTTCTCTCAGTACAGCCCCGCTATGCTGGAGTATTGCAAGCAGGACGTACGCTCCACAGTAAAGGTAGTCAACAAGCTCAAGCAGGAGCTCAAGGGCTTTGACCCGCGCAGCATACAACTGGAACACGATGTTGCACGTATTATCGCAAAGCAGATTAACAATGGCTGGCTGCTGGATGAGCGTAAGTGCTTCATCCTGCTGGCCGAACTGAAGGAGAAGCAAATTGAACTGGAACAAGCTGTGCGAGATACGTTCAGGCCGGTTGCGAAAGCAGTCAGAGAAGTTACGCCAAAAATCAAGAAGGACGGAACCCTCTCCACAGTTGGACTACAGTACCTTGGGGACGATTGCCTTCGTGTTGTTGGTGGCCCTCATACTCGTATAGAGTTCCCCGAGTTCAACCTAGGGTCCCGCAAGCAGATAGGTGAGTACCTGATTCGGTTCGGATGGGTGCCAAAGACCTTCACTGAAACAGGCCAGCCCATCGTAGATGAAGCTGTACTGGAGAAGGTAGAGGGCATCCCTGAGGCCAGCCTGATAGCTGAGTTCCTTATGGTGCAGAAGCGTGTAGCACAGGTACAATCCTGGATTGATGCGGCTGACTCCGAGGGCAGGGTACATGGCTACGTTAACTCCAACGGCGCTGTAACGGGCCGTATGACGCACAGCAGCCCCAATGTGGCACAGGTGCCGGCTAACTATGCGCCCTATGGTGAGGCTTGTAGGGCCTGCTGGATGGTGCCTAAGGGTTACAAGCTGGTTGGCTGTGACGCTGACGGTCTGGAGCTACGTATGCTGGCACACTATATGGACGATGCCGAGTACACTAAAATTGTATGTGAGGGTAACAAGGATGAAGGAACAGACGTACACACAGTTAACCAGCGAAACGCAGGACTCGGCACAAGAGACCAAGCTAAGACTTTCATTTATGCTTTCCTCTATGGCGCTGGTGACGCAAAGATTGGAAGCATTGTTGGAGGAAGTAAGTCAGATGGGGCTAGGCTCAAAGCCAAGTTCCTCCGCAACACACCCTCCCTCGCAAATCTTAAGGAACGAGTTGGTCTCGCTGCTTCTCGTGGGTGGCTTTCGGGGCTTGACGGAAGAAGAATTGCAGTTAGAAGCAGCCATGCGGCTCTTAATACCCTACTTCAAGGCGCTGGGGCGGTAGTTATGAAGCAGGCGCTGGTCAATCTGGACCGTATGGCGCGAGCTCAGGGACTGGATTACAAGTTTGTGGGGAATATCCATGATGAGATACAGGCAGAGGTACGTGAGGACCATGCAGAGAAGTTTGGCAAGCTCGCGGCGTACTCAATTACTAAGGCAGGACGAGATTTTAACCTCCGGTGTCCCCTCGCAGGAGGATACGACATTGGAAACAACTGGAGTGAAACCCACTGATGAAAACAATAGACACGCTAGTGAACGACATTTACACAATGCTGGAGACCAAGGAGTTTGACGATGGAGTTGACACCGAGGCTATTTGTGCCCGATTCGGAGAAGTTTGCGCCGATATTCTACGCGAACAACTCCAGAACCAGGATAGTGTTGGTAGACTTCGTTTGTCCGGATTGGGAAAACCCGACAGGCAGCTATACAACGCTTATCACGGAGTTACTGGCGAACAGCTCAGGGGACCAACTTACATCAAGTTTATTTACGGTCATCTTACCGAGGCCATTGTACTTGCACTGACGGAACTGGCGGGGCATACGGTCACCGACCAGCAGAAAGAGGTGTCAGTGGATGGCATCAAGGGGCATATTGATGGTTACATTGATGGTGTGCTTATGGATGTTAAGTCATGTTCCAGCTTTGGATTCAAGAAGTTTAGGAACAACACCCTACACGAGGATGACCCCTTCGGTTACATCGCTCAGTTGCGAGCCTACGCCCATGCCGAGCGTCAGCATACCTACGGGTGGCTGGCTTTTGACAAGCAGAACGGAACACTCGCGTGGCTACAATATGACGAGACTAAGGATAACACTCCGTATAAGGACGCCATTAGCTGGGACGTAGAGAAGCGAGTTGCCCACGTAAAAAAGCTCGTGTCCGGTCCCTTGCCCAGCGTGTGCTACGAGGAGATACCGGATGGCAAGAGTGGAAATATGCAATTAGATACGGGCTGTCGCTGGTGCGCCTTCAAGGAAAGCTGCTGGCCCGACTTGCGTATCTACAGGTACTCAAATGGACCACGTTACTTAACCAAAGTTGTGAAAGAACCCCGGGTGGGAGGCCCTGACCCTGATGAGTTTTAAAATAAACGACCTGTTGGACTACTTTGTGTCTGAGCTTACCACACACAAGCTGGCCCTAAAGCAGGAAAGAGAAGCGTACAAAAAGTTACAGCGGGAGTTTGAAGTCCTACGCGCACAAATCATAGAGGAACTTAAGAATGCCAAGTAAGAGAGCATACCGCAGTGGATTTGAGGAGGAACTAGGGGCGCTGTTGTGCCCCGCTGGGGCCACCTATGAGCCCTTCAAGCTATACTACTGGATTCCAGCCACCTACACCCCTGACTTTGTGCTTGTATCACAGGACAAGGAGCTTCTGGTTGAGGCCAAGGGATACTTCAGGCCGGGGGACACAAAGAAGTACAAGGCCATACGTGCGGCCTGCTTGGATGAAGGTACGGAGCTTGTGTTTATCCTCCAGTACCCACACAAGAAAGTACGCAAGGGAGCCAAGCTAACCATGTCACAGTGGTGCGACAAGGAGAAAATAAAGTGGTTCACAAAGGATAACATTGATGAACTCTTGGGTTATAATGGTTATACGGAGGACAAGCAATGCTAACCCTTGATGAGACAATGGAAATGATGGAACACCGATTGGAGATTGAGGATATACTGGAACTGCTTGACATACCTATAAGCGTGTTCCTTGACCGATTTGACGATTACATTGAACGCAACCTAGAGACCATACAGGAGTACATGAACGATGAGTAGCCTTAACGACATAACCCCGGCAGAGTGGGATGCAGTTAGTAAGCCAGCTCACTACAACAAAGGCGGCGTTGAGGCCATTGACTACATCAAGCAGCAGTTAGGCAGCGACTACAGCGCCTATCTGGAGGGCAATGCTCTCAAGTACCTGCACCGCTGGAAGTACAAGAATGGTCTTGAGGACCTGCGTAAGGCACAAGTTTACCTAACATGGTTGATTCAGGAGGAAGCACGAGTATGACCAAGATTTACCTAGTAGGGGACGATAACGCCCCCAAGACCAACTCATGGTTAGCCATGACTAACAGCGCGGAGGAAGCTGCGCGTCTACTGGAGGAGCTTGAGGGTGCCTCCCGCATGAAAACGATTGAGGTGAAAGCCGATGAAGGTAGTTGAGTTCCCTAAGAAGGAAGCCCAGGAAAAGCCATTGGCCCTAGCGGAGGCAGTGGCTATAGCTCTGGTCAGCTTGGGCGTTGATGAGGTCACCGAGGGTGCTTTCCTGCTTGCCGTTGAGACTGAGGAGGGGCTCCGTGTAGCCACCAACGAACAGATAGGTGACAGCCTGCTGACCCTGAGGCTGATTGAGAACGCTATGGTTAGGGGTTACTTAGACAACATGGGAGAGAATTGATGGAGCAGTACCAGGAATTTATTGCGGCCAGCCGTTATGCGCGGTGGTTGCCTGAGGAAGGACGTAGGGAGACATGGAACGAAACTGTGTGGCGTTATGTGTCATACTGGCACGAGAAGGACATGATTACAGGCAACGAAGCGCGGGAGATTGGCGACAGCATCTCTAACCTAGAGGTAATGCCCTCTATGCGCTGCCTTATGACCGCTGGACCTGCACTGGAGAGAGACAATGTTGCCGGCTTTAACTGTTCGTACCTGCCGATTGACCACCCTCGTGCTTTTGACGAGCTTATGTATATTCTGCTCTGTGGAACCGGAGTGGGCTTCAGTGTGGAGCGACAGTATGTTTCCCAATTACCGGATGTAGCAGAGGAGTTCCATGAAACCGAGACAACTATTGTGGTACCTGATTCTAAGGTTGGATGGGCGAAGTCCTTCAGACAGCTTGTGTCTCTCCTATACGCTGGAGAGTGTCCGTCTTGGGATACCAGTAAAGTTAGAGGCGCAGGGGAACCCCTTAAGACTTTCGGTGGTCGCGCCAGTGGCCCTCAACCCCTAATCGACCTGTTTGAGTTTACCGTTGAGACCTTCCGTAACGCAGCGGGTCGCAAACTTTCTTCTCTAGAGGCACATGACCTGTGCTGCAAGATAGCGGAGGTAATTGTCGTTGGAGGGGTTAGGCGTAGTGCTCTTATTAGCCTGAGCAACCCTAGCGATGGTAGGCTGCGTGGAGCAAAGTCTGGACAGTGGTGGGTTGACAACGGCCAGAGGGCGCTTGCCAATAACAGTGCTTGCTATACTGAGCGCCCTGAGTTTGACTTTTTTCTTGATGAAATGAGGGCTCTGTATGAAAGTAAATCAGGAGAACGTGGCGTGTTCAGTCGAGTGGCGGCGCAAAAAGTGGCGAGTCGGAACGGTAGACGTGATGCCG